TATGGAACGGGTACTCTTTTACAACGGTTGCTTTTTTCTTCTCTTTTCCACGGGTGACCATAAGACGGTCACCCTGATTCAGTCCGTAACGAACATTCACTCTTCCTGACATAGCGGATCACCTACTTTAACACTTTCAGGTTTCTGATAATGCCCTTGTATCTGGCATCCGCACGCTCGTCCACCGGAATGGTCTTTATATTCACGGGATTAAAATCCGTGTCGTAAAGCCTTACGGGTTTTCTGATTTCCTTGGCATGGTCGAGTTCAAACTTCATACCTTCAGTAATTTCAAAACCAAATACATATACCTCATCGCAGATATCCATGAGTTCAAGACCCATTGCGATGCCTGTCATTCTCTCGTTGGGAATATTGTCATCGAGGAATGATGGGAAATAGAGATGCGGTACGATTGGAACGTCACCTGACATGGCAGTGATCCTTGCATAGCTCACTGCGTTCTTTTTGTTTTCCTCGACTCTGCCCCGATAAGGGCTGCAGATAAAAATTTTCTTCTTCATAATTAAATCATCCTTTCTCATTCGGCTCTCATGGCCGTGGGGTTCTCGTCAATATTGTTCGTGGACAACAGATCGTCATCTGCTTGTCCTAGACAGCTGGACTATACTTGTTAGAGCCGTATTCACGGAGCATCTGGTCAAGCACTTTTTTCTGGGCATCATCAGCTTTGTCCATCAACTGTTCCAAAACTGAAGTCTGTTCCTTTGAAAAAATATTTTTATGTGGGTGATACCAGTCAGCGATACGGACACCGCCTCCGTTACCTCTAGTAGTTTCAAGAGGATACTCAGCCGTAAGTACAAGAATGTCATTTCGGATAGTTCTATCCGTAACACCAAGCTCTGCAGCTAAGACCTGCATATTCTCTTGTCTTCGTGCGACCATGATTCGCATGATCTCAGCTCTTCGCTCATTTGCACTCACAGCTTTTCACCTCCCTTCGTCCTTGTCTGATAGAAATATAAAATTCAAATAGGAAGACTAATTTCCGATTTGATATTTTTCCTTAAATTTTTTTCCTATTACCTTCTTCTCTTTATTCGCTTTTTCATTTTGAAAAAAATGCATGTTTTATTTTTTCAAACGGAGAATATATAAGGTTAGGCATTTTTACACTTTTGTTCGTTGTGATGTAAAAAAATAATCTGTCTAATCAACTTAATAATTTTTGTAAAAATCATTTGGAGACAAAAATACATGTTAGCCATCCGTGTCTCTTAATCATCTCAATTGATCTGACCTGTCCGAATTCATAAAAAAAGCCAACAGTCTGTCACGCAAACAGGCTGTTGGCCAAAAAGGCTGACTTTAAGAAAGCCACTAGAATTTCTGATTTTTTACAGCATTCTACTAACATCCCTGTTTCGTAGGCTACTGTAATATCAGCACATCCTAGTGGCTGTCTTTACAAGCTAGTCCGATTATTAAATTTACTGTTCTGCCCATCATAAAACACAGGCATCATCTTCTTTTCCAATCTGAATCGGAATATCTTCTTTTGTAACTGCACATTTATGAAGCACCACTACACTGCCTAATACCTCTGATTCTGTTTTGCATACAAAACATTTCTTTTTATATGGGCATTCCTTGGTGCATCTATGTATTACTCCTCTTGCCATGTGTTCTCACCTTC